CTGATGGCGCAGGGCGTCGGTAACGAGAGCATGGCGCAGTGGCTGGCGGAAGACACCATCCGCATTGCCGAATACTTCTACTACCAGACCGAACGTGCCACGCTGCACCTGTACCCGGACAACCAGACGGCTTTCTCGCGCACGGCGCGCGACAAGCAGCTTATGGCCATGTTCGGCGCCCCCATCCGCAGCCGCGATGTCCATCGCAAGAAGGTCATGTGGATGAAGACCAACGGCTTCGACGTGCTCGAAGAGCGCGAATGGCCGGGCAAATGGATACCGGTCGTTCGTGTGGTCGGCAATGAGTGGGAAGTCGAAGGCCGTCTGTACATTTCGGGCCTTGTGCGAAACGCCAAAGACGCCCAGCGGATGTACAACTACTGGGTAAGCCAAGAAGCGGAAATGCTGGCGCTAGCGCCCAAAGCACCGTTTATCGGCTACGGCGGTCAGTTTGAGGGCTACGAAGAGAAGTGGAAGACCGCTAATACGACAAACTACCCGTATTTAGAGGTCAATCCCGACGTCACCGACGGCGCGGGCAACATTTTGCCGTTACCGCAGCGCGCGCAACCTCCGCTGGCCCAAACTGGCCTAATTCAGGCCAAAATGGGGGCTTCTGAGGACATCAAAGCGGCGACCGGGCAGTACAACGCAAGCCTTGGCATGACGTCAAACGAGCGGTCTGGACGGGCTATTTTGGCCCGCCAACGCGAAGGCGACGTTGGTACTTACCACTACGTTGACAACTACGCCCGTGCAATCCGGTACGTAGGCCGTCAACTGGTCGATCTGATCCCAAAAATCTACGATACACCTCGGATTGCGCGGATTATTCAGGTTGACGGCAACTCTGACATGGTGCGGCTTGACCCGAACCAGCCAGAACCCGTGCGGAAGATGGTCAACGAAGCCGGTGTGGTAGTGCAGAAGATTTACAACCCCGGCGTTGGTAAGTACGACGTCAAGGTGACGGTTGGCCCGAGCTACCTGACCAAGCGTCAGGAGTCGATGGACGCGATGAGCCAGATTCTGCAAGGTAACCCCGCTTTGTGGGCTGCGGCAGGCGATCTGTTTGTGAAAAACATGGATTGGCCTGGTGCTCAAGAACTGGCCGAGCGGTTGAAGAAGATGATTGACCCGAAACTGCTGCAGGACGAGGACGATCCCGCGTTGCAAGCGGCCAATCAGCAGATTCAGGCGATGCAGGCGCAGATGGAGCAGATGTACAACATGCTTCAGAACGCCAGCAAGTCGATGGAAGCGCAGAAATTGCGAATTGACGAGTACAATGCCGAAACCAAGCGTTTGCAAGCCATCCAGAGCGGTATGACGCCTGATCAGGTGCAGGATGTGGTCATGCAGACGTTGAAAGACGTGATGACGGCAGGCGATATGGTCATGGCCCAACAGCAGATGGCGATGCAAGGAGTGCCGCAGTGAGCTGCGCAGACTTTATCGGAACGCTTTTTCTGGCGCGAGATGTCACCCATTCGGTTCATCTCAACACCAAGTCTTACGCCAAACACGTTGCGCTAAACGAGTTTTACGACGCAATCGTCGATCTGGCCGACAAGTTTGCCGAAGCCTATCAAGGCCGCCACGGTCTGATCGGGCCTATCTCGCTGATGAGCGCCAAGAAAAACAGCGACGTCATTGACTTTCTCAAAGACTCACTTGCCGACATTGAAGAGATGCGGTACAAGGTTTGCGATAAAGACGACACGCCGCTGCAAAACATTATTGACGAGATTGCAGGGCAATATTTGTCCACGCTCTACAAACTTCGCTTCCTCGCATAAGGACGCACGATGGAACTTCTCAATCCTCTCGCGGATAGCAACTTTCCAGCCCGCACCGCGTCCTACACGGGAACGGCTGGCTCAACTTCTACGTGGCCCGCAGGCCCGCAAGGCGTAGTGATCTGGTCAACGACCGCAGCCTACGTAACGGTAGGCGAAGGTGTGACGGCAACCACCAGCTCAACGCCTATTCCTGCTAACACGCCCATCCCGTTTATCGTACCGTCTGGCACCGGCGCAGACTGGCGGGTTAGCGCGATCCAGATCGGATCGGCAGGCACTGTGTACGCCAAACCAATCAATATCCGATGAGCTTTGGCATACCCGTCCGAAACGGACTTGGTTTAGGGCTGGGCACGGTCGCCACGCTGGCGACTGACTTTGCCGGCCCTAATCCTGGCCCGCCGTGGGTCGTGTTAACCAGCGATGCAACGCCTTATACCGTTGACGAAGAAGTGCTCAACAGTTCAGGCACCAGTTATTACGTTGTTGAGACAGTGCTGACAAGCAACGGCACGTCTTACAGCCCAATTTAAGGAGAGCGCCGTGGCCGCTTACGAGGTACTTCTTCTCAACACAGCAATCCCGCAGATTCAAGCCGCACAGTCGGGCGATACCTACGTTGTGCCGCGAGACATTGCGTTTTCGACGGTTGCTTATCTTGCAAACGGCACAAACCTGCTGCCATCATTGACGTTTAGTTCTAACACTAACACAGGCATTTACCGAGAAGGCGCTGACGCGCTGGGGTTCACCGCTGGCGGCGGTACTAATCTGATGGTGCTGACCACCACAGGTCTGGGTATTGGGACGAATAATCCGGCACAAAAACTGTCCGTGCAAGGCAGTTCCACAACTTACGCGCTAGCCGAAACAACGGGAACAGGGACAAGTTCTGGCTTTCGGATGAAGGCTGGCGCATCTGCTGATTACACCTTATTTACGACCCAAGGCGTAAATCAGTTTGCTATTTATGACAACGTTGCGGCATCAGAGCGTTTGACGCTGTCCTCCTCCGGCAACCTCGGTCTAGGGGTGACGCCGAGTGCGTGGAGAAGCTTTAGTAAAGCACTGCAAATTGGCTCCACATCGTCTTTCCAGAACTTTGACAACGGCGGGACTATTGCGGTTTCAGTAGGCAATAACTTTTTTTGGAATTCTTCTGACCAAGCCATTTATATCCAGAGCAACCACGCCACAAATTATTTTCAATCCAGCGGCCAACACGTTTGGCAAACCGCAGCTTCCGGCACCGCAGACGGAACCGCTGCAACTTCGCTAACTTCTGCACAGAATGGCAACAGTTACACGATCAAGGTAGCTGGAACCACAGACTTCACTCTGATTGGTGCCGCAAATAACAACGTAGGCACAACATTTACGAAGTCTGGTGGTACAGGGGCTGGCACAGGCACAGTCAGCCAGAACATCTCCTTCACCCAAGCCATGACGCTAGATGCGTCGGGGAATCTGCTGGTTGGGACTACCTCTGCATTGTTCAGTTCCGCAAATCGTGGAAACATAAATGTTGGAGGCAGTGCAAGTTCTATTTTGGTTTTGGGAACTGGTGCCACTACTTGTTCTTATATTTACCACGATCAATCCACGGGAAACGCGGAATTTTGGAATGGTGCAAACGGCTACCTTCGTTTTGGCACCAACAACACCGAACGCGCCCGGATAACGTCGGGTGGGAACCTAGACCTACAAAAGAACATCGGGCTTGGTGGAACATCAGCCACCACCTCCGGCACAGGCATCACCTTCCCCGCCACCCAATCCGCATCTTCTGACGCCAACACGCTGGATGACTATGAGGAGGGGACGTTTGATCCTGAAGTTACGTTTGGCGGTGGATCAACGGGTTTAACGTATGGAAGCAAAGTGGGCTTTTACCGGAAGATTGGCAGTCTGGTGTTCTTCAGTTTTCGAATCGTTCTAACTGGAAAAGGAATTTCGACCGGACCTGCAAAAATAAGTATTCCGTTTCCTGCTGCAAACATCTCAAGGCACGGCGGCGCGAACCTAATGTATGGAACTAATTTTACTACCGTCACAGCCGCTGAGACAACAATAGACGCGGATCAAAACGCTTCAACCGCGACTCTTTACACCATCACGGCTGGTGTCTCTCTTACCGATGCAAACTTTCAAAACACCACAGACTTCATCGCTGCGTTTTGCTACATCTCGGCCTAAAGGAATAAATCATGGCACTGACCAAAGAAGCTGTAATTGACCAAATTACCGTTACCGAGAACGGAACCGTGTTGTACCGTGAGGCGACACGGATTCTGGAAGATGGGACGGAGATTAGTAAAAAGTACCACCGCTGGTCACGCTACCCCGGACAAGACCTGTCTAACGTTCCAGCAAACGTAGTTGCAATCTGCAATGTAGTTTGGACGCCTGAAGTAGTCTCGGCGTATCAAGCCAAAATAGCGGCCTCTGGCCCACAAGGAGCATAAACATGACCCCCGTTTGGATTATTGAGTGGATGCAGACCACTCCCACTTCTGCTAACCCGTCTGAAGCCGTACTTCAAGTCGGCTGGCGCTGCTCTGGCACCGAGGACAACTTCTCTGGCTCGGTCTACTCGACCTGTACGCTGCCTGCTGCTGATCCCGCGTCTTTTGTACCCTACAACCAATTGACGCAAGACCAAGTGCTCGGTTGGATTTGGGCTAACGGAGTCAATCAGGCAGCAACGGAAGCGGCAGTCGCGCAGCAGATTGAGATGCAGAAAAATCCACCTACGATTCAACCTCCCCTCCCCTGGGCGGCATGATGCAAGAGTTCACGATCAAGATCACGGTAGAGGAAGCCAACATCATTGCGATGGGGCTGGGCAAGCTGCCACTGGAAATGTCCGTGGCGCTGTGGCAGAAGTTGCGTGAGCAAGTGCAAGCGCAAAGTAGCTTGACACCGGCTGAGACTACTGTATAAATTTACAACCGTACTGGTGCGGTTCACCAGGTACTCACATTGAGTAGACATGGAAAATACTCCTGAAGTTGTAGCGGATACCCCCGCGCCGGAACAGGCCGCAACGGCTGCGCCTGCCCCCGAAGTAGTATCAGCCGCGCCGGAAGAGCAAACCACGGTCAAGACGTTCACGCAAGAAGAAGTGGACGCGATGATTGGCAAACGGCTCGCAAGAGAGCGTAGAACCTGGGATCGAGAGCGCACTAAGGCACCTGAACTGCCCGTCGCCCCGACGCCTGTTTCGCAGGAACAGTTTGAGTCTGTCGAAAAGTACGCCGAAGCATTGGCGGCTCAGAAGGCAGAGCAGCTCCTGCAACAACGGGAACTGGAGCGCCAGCAGACCGCAATTCTGGAGTCGTATCACGACAAGGAAGAGCAGGCGCGGGACAAGTACGAAGACTTTGAACAAGTCGCGTACAACCCAAGCCTGAAGATCACCACCGTGATGGCCCAGACCATTCAGGCGTCGGACGTTGGGCCTGATGTAGCTTACTACCTCGGACTCAATCCCAAAGAAGCGGATCGTATCTCGCGTTTGTCGCCGTTCTTGCAGGCTAAAGAAATTGGGAAAATTGAGGCCAAAGTGGCCGATAGTCCCCCTGTTAAGAAGCCGTCTAACGCCCCTGCACCGATTCAACCTGTCGCCACGGGTTCATCCCGTGGCCCGGCTTACGACACCACCGACCCGCGCTCATTGAAAACGATGAGCACAAGCGAGTGGATCGCAGCCGAACGGCAGCGCCAGATTCGGGCGTGGGAAGCTAAACACGGTAGGTAATCTCTATCAACCAAAGGAGTTTTATAGATCATGGCTAACTCAATCCTTACGATTGACATGATCACCCGCAAGAGTTTGGAAATCCTTGAAAACTCGCTGGTGATCACCCGTAACGTTAACCGTCAGTAAACGAAAGTCTAGCTGACGTTAAACCCCGTTAATTGCTGGAAACCCCTTAGAGCATCATGCACCACAGCGTAGTTGGAAACGGCAAGCGCGAAGGTTTGAAAAGCATGTTGATTGGGCAATCAGCAGCCAAGCATCTTATCGTTAAACATGATATGATGAAGGTTCAACGACTAGCCGGAGACGGCGTAGAGTCAAGCGACTCGAAATGCGGGGCAGACGTGAAACGACCAATTAGTGAGCGATTTTTTGCGAAAGTGGCAGTACGTGAAAGCGGATGCCATGAATGGACTGGATGCTTGATGCCAAACGGTTACGGACAACTCCACAAGGACGGCAAGACCGCCTACGCGCATCGCGTGGCGTATGAACTTGCTTACGGTCCGACGGATATGTTCGTGTTGCACAAGTGCGATAACCGCAAATGTGTAAACCCTGACCATCTGTTTGCAGGTTCTTTTGACGAGAACATGCAAGACATGGTGGGCAAAAACCGACAGGCGCACGGCGACCGTAGCGGACGACGTAAACTGTTGTCCGATCAAGTCCGCGCAATTCGCTCTGAGATTGGTTTGCATCGTGAGATTGCGGCCAAGTACGGTGTGACGCCTTCGCTGGTGTCTATGATCCGCGCCGGTCGCATCTGGCGGTACGTCTGAAGATATAGTCTGACCCTTGGCGAAAGCCAAGGCTGCGAAAGCGGGCGTTGTTGTAGCGAACAGCGCTGAACATTGTGATGACGACTCGTTCGCCGTTCAAGGCGCAAAAATCGGCTCCACGCTGCGTATCCGTCTGCCGGACCGCGCGCTGGTGACCGACGGTGCCGCGCTGCAGGTGCAAGACGATCAGGAACAGTTCACCACGCTTACGGTGTCGAGCCAGAAGCACATCGGCGTGAACTTCACGACCGCTGAGCTGACCATGCAGCTCGATGACTTCGCAGAGCGGGTGCTGAAGCCTCGTATCAGCCAGCTTGCCTCCAGCATCGACGCTGACGTTGCGAACTCGTTCAAAAACGTCTATCAGTCGGTTGGCACCCCCGGCACCACCCCCGGCACCTCGCTCGTTCTGCTGCAAGCGCAACAGAAGCTGAACGAAGCCGCTGCGGTGATGAACCCCCGCTACGCCACCGTTAACCCGGCGGCCAACGCGGCGCTGGTCGAAGGCATGAAAGGCTTGTTCAACCCGACCTCTACCATCAGCCGTCAGTTTAAAAACGGCATGATGGGCGAAGGCATCCTCGGGCTGGATGAAGTCAACATGTCGCAGTCGATCAAGCAGTTCACGACTGGCAGCCGGACCGGTACGCACACTGTGACGACCACCGTGTCGTCGCAAGGCGCAACCACCATCGCCATCACCGGCACGGGTTCGCAGGTCATCAAGCAAGGTGACGTGTTTACCATCGCTGGCGTCTACGCGGTCAACCCGCAGACTCGTGAATCGACTGGCTCGCTCCAGCAGTTCGTTGCAACCGCCGATGCGACCGCCTCCGGCGGCGCGTACACGGTCAGCGTCAGCCCGGCGATTTACACCAGTTCGCAAGCTCTGGCGACCGTGGACTCGTTCCCGCAAGCCAGCGCGGCTGTGACGTTCTTGGGCAGCGCAAGCACCCAGTACCCGCAGAACCTGGTGTACCACCGCGATGCGATTTCGTTTGCGACCGCCGACCTGCTGATGCCGCAAGGCGTGGATATGGCTTCGCGTCAGGTTCACAACGGTATCTCGATGCGTATCGTTCGTCAGTACGACATCAACAACGACCGTCTGCCGTGCCGTATTGACGTTCTGTACGGCTACAGCACCATCCGTCCGCAGATGGCTTGCCGTATCTGTGGCTAAGCATTGGTGGGGGCTACGGCCGCCATTAACGACTCTATTTGAAAGGAAATTATCATGGCT